GACCTCGAATGGATCACGGCTGAGGCTCGGGCGGCGCTTGCTGGCACGACCGAATATCCCGAGGGCATCACCGCATCTGACCATATTGCCCATGACATGAAGATGGGGCGGTTTCCTGAGCAGTCTTCGGTCGAAACGTTCTTGGCAGAACGCAAAAAGGAATTGGTCGAGAGGCTGAGAGAGTACGCAAAGGACTGGCGCATCCGCGCTAGTGATGCCTCGCCTGTTCTCGAAGCCATAGCCGCACTCGCATGACCCCAGCCATCACCAAGCGACAGAAGCGCATCGCAAAGAGGGGGAGGCCGCGATGACGTGGATTGCGGTGCGGACAAAGCCCGGCGCGCAGACACCCAAGCGCGAATATACGACTGAGGCGACTTCAAGCAGGAAGGGCTATCGGCTCGTGCCGTCGCTCGATCCGCATATGTCTGCTGTAGAGCGCGCGCTGAGTGACGCAGGCTTCACGGTCTACATGGCCGCAGAATACGATGTCGTTCGCAATCGCCACAAGAAGGGCCTGTACGAGCTGAGGCGCTTTGCCCTGCTCAAGGGCTACGTTTTCGTTGCTGATATTGAAGACCACCAGTGGCCAAAGCTGATGAAGGTTCCTGGCGTTCAAGGCGTGGTGGCGAACAACTGGAAGCCCGTCACCATGAAGCCGATGGACATGTTTCGGCTGCGCATGTTCGAGGCGAATAGCAAAGCACTCGCCCTCGCAAAAGCCGAGGCGATGAAACAGGGCGACGAAGAGCAAATGTTGCGCCGCGCCGCCGGCAAGAACGCCCGCCGTGCGCTCAAGGCAAAGCGAGCCGTCAAAATCAAACGCGGCAACAAGGCCCGCGACATTCAGCGCTTGCTCGATGCATCTGTGGAAACACTGACCGTTCCACACGAACAGTTGAAGGCAGCCAGTTGACGCGTCCATTGCCGATCGGTTATAAAACCAACCAGCGATTTGGGCGACGGGGCCTGCGGCCCGGCTCAGTGCCGTTCTCGCACAACGGCGTTTGGCGAAGCCTTGCCAACAAGTTTGCCCGCCACAGCCTCAACAGTCTGAGAGACGAAAATCGTCAAAGGAGCCGCTGGCTGGCGGGCAATCCTTATGCGTGAATACCTCATCCGCCCTCGCTCCTGTGACTTCGACGCCAAGGCAACTGACTATCTCGCCCGCGATGTCATCATCACCGACGAGACAATCGACATCGGGTTAACCGACCAGTTCGGCAACAAGATCATGGCGCGGAAGAAGAGCGAGCCGGTTGGGTTTGTTCATTTCGAAACAAAAACATAGCGACTGAAAACAAATGCCATTTGAACCGGGCAAAAGCGGCAATCCTGGCGGGCGCCCCAAAACCAAGCCCTTCAAGGAAGCGCTGATGATGGAAGCGCTGGCTGCTGAACGAGGCGAGGAGTGCGAGGCAAAGCCCGGCTCTCTGCGCTGGAATGCTCGCAAGCTGCTTGAGCAAGGGGAAGTCCCGGCCATTCGAGAAATCGCCGATCGCCTCGACGGGAAAGTCCCGCAGGGCGTCATTGGTGGGGACGAGGAAGACCCGGCCATCAACATGGTTCATCGGATTGAGCGGTTGATTGTCGATCCTGCAAATCCCAACGGCTAGGGTATTCCAGCCGCTTCTTGAGCCAGCCCGAGACAAGGGCGCATTCGGAGGCCGCGGCTCTGGCAAGTCGCATTTCTTCGCCGGTCTGTTGATTGAAGACAGCCTGGCTGAAAAGGGCCTGCTCTCGGTTTGCGTGCGTGAGGTTCAAAAGTCCCTCAAGGACTCAGCCAAGCGCCTGATCGAAGGCAAGCTGGCGGAACACAATCTAGGAGAGGCGGACGGCTTCAAGGTCTTCAAGGAGCTGATCCAGACGCCGGGGGATGGGGTTATCATCTTCCAAGGTATGCAGGACCATACCGCGGAGAGCATCAAATCGCTGGAAGGGTTTCGGCGGGCATGGGTAGAAGAAGCGCAAACACTCTCGACAACTTCTGTTGGACTGTTGCGACCGACTATCCGCGCACCCGGATCGGAGTTGTGGTGGAGTTGGAATCCCCGACGCAAGAGCGACCCGGTGGACAAGATGCTGAGGACGGCGGACAGGCCGACCGGCGCAGTGGTGGTCAGGGCGAACTGGTCGGACAATCCCTGGTTTCCCGAGGTTCTTGAGCAAGAGCGCAAGGACTGCCTTCGCCTCACGCCAGACCAGTACGACCACATATGGGAAGGCGGTTACGCCACGGTGCTGAGCGGAGCCTATTACGCGGCCTGTCTGGCTGAAGCAAAGCAGCAGGGCAGGATTGGCAAGGTAGCCCGCGACCCGCTCATGCCGATCAAGGCATTTTGGGACATCGGCGTAGCGGACGCAACGAGCATCTGGATTGTTCAGTTCGTAGGCCGAGCAATTCTGGTGCTCGACTACTACGAGGCGGTGCGGCAGCCGCTCGCCATGCATCTGCAGTGGCTGCGCGACAAGAAATACGACAAGGCCGAATGCGTATTGCCGCACGATGGGGCGCAGGCTGATGCATACACGGCCATCCGGTTCGAGGACCACATTCGAGCGGCGGGCTTCGCCGTGGCTACGGTCAAAAACCAAGGCAAAGGCGCGGCCCTCAAGCGAGTGGAAGCCGCCCGCCGTGTTTTCCCCTCCGTGTGGTTCAACGAAACCACTACCGAGGCAGGGCGCGATGCGTTGGGCTTCTACCATGAAAAAATCGATGAAGAGCGCAATGTCGGTCTCGGCCCGGAGCATGACTGGGCATCGCACGGCGCGGACGCCTTCGGCCTGATGTGCGTGGCTTACGAAGCGCCATTTGTTGAGGCCGACGAGGACGAATGGACGGACGACGCCCACCGCTCGGCAAGGACCGGATATTGATGGCTTATTCCGATCAGCCCCAGAGCGGTGCAGGCGGGCGCAAGAATGCGGCCGACAGGCTGCTCGCGCTCATCGACAAGGCGAACATCGCCGACGATCTGACCGACGAAGAACTCGGCAAGATCGGCAGTCGCGTTGTCGAGGAATACGCTATTGACAAGGCCTCCCGCTCCGACTGGGAAAAGCGCATTGCCGAGGCGACCAAGCTGGCGATGCTGGTTGCCGAGGAAAAGAATTACCCGTTCGAACGGGCCGCCAACATCAAATATCCGCTGCTCACCACGGCGGCGCTTCAGTTCAACGCCCGCGCCTATCCGGCGATCGTGCAGGGTAACCGGGTGGTCAAGTGCGTCACCTGGGGCAACGATCCGCAGGGCACCAAGCGCGCCCGTGCGGAGCGCGTTTCCGAGCATATGTCCTACCAGCTCCTGGCCCAGATGCCGGAATGGGAGGAAGACACCGACAAGATGCTGGTGATCCTGCCGATCGCAGGGGCCTGCTTCCGCAAGGTCTACTATGATCCGGCCCTGGGGCGGAACTGCACCCGTCTGATCACCGCCGACCGCTTCGTGGTGAACTATCGCGCCCGCTCGCTCGCGGACGTTCCCCGCACGACCGAAGAAATGACGCTCTACCCGTATGAGATCCAGGAGCGGATAAACGACGGGCGGTTCGTCAAGTTCGAATATGGAGAGGCCGTACCGGACGAAGCAAACAAGGAAGCCGAGCAGAACGACCCGACCGCGCCGCATCTGTTTCTCGAGCAGCATCGCCGGCTCGATCTCGACAATGACGGCTATCCGGAGCCCTACATCGTCACGGTCCACAAGCAGACGGAAAAGGTCTGCCGCATCGTGGCGAACTATTCGCGGGACACCGTGACGGTCCAGAATGGCAAGGTCCGGGCCATCCGCAAGCAGGATTTCTACGTCGCGTATCGGTTTCTGCCGTCTCCCGATGGCGGATTCTATGGCTGGGGTTTTGGCTGGCTGCTGGCCGACATCACGGAAGCGATCAACGCCACGCTCAACCAGATGCTCGACGCCGGCCACCTGGCCAATGTGCAGGGCGGGTTGGTCTCGGCCCAACTCGGAATCAAGGAAAAGTCGATCAGGCTGAAGATGGGCGAATGGCGTGTCGTGAACACGTCGGGGCCGATCAATCAGGCGATCATGCCGATCACCTATCCGGGTCCATCGGCGGTGCTGTTCAATCTGCTGGGGCTTCTGGTCGAGGCAGGGCGGGATGTAGCGGCGATCAAGGACGTGCTGACCGGCGAGGTCCGGCAGAACATGACTGCGGCGGCCACCCTTGCCTTGATCGAGCAGGGCCTGCAGGTCTTCACCTCGATTTACAAGCGGGTGCATCGGGCGCTGAAGTCGGAACTTGGCATCCTGGCGCGGTTGAACCGTGAGAATTTGAGCCCGGAGGAATACGCCGCGTTCTTCGATGCGGAGCAGATAGCGGGGCCGGATGGCCAGCCCATGCCGGTACCGACGCCAGAGCAGGACTATTCCGAAAAGGACATGGACATCCTGCCTGTTTCGGACCCGAACGTTGCCTCGCGCATGCAGCAGTTGGCGAAGGCACAGCTTGTGTTCGACATCTCGAAGGACAACCCCACCGTCAACCCGCTGGAGGCCACCAAGCGCATGTTCGAGGCGGCCGAAGTCGAGGACATCGAGACGCTGCTGATCCCACCTCCGCAGCCCGATCCTATGCAAGAGCAGCTTTTGCAGATCGCAGCCATGCTCGAACTCCAAGAGCGTGACGTGAAGATCGACAAGGCCCGCGCCGAGGTCGTGAAAACCGAGACCGGCGCCATGAAGGACGTAGCCGACATCGCGAACGCGGAAAAGGGTAACCAACTCAATCGGGTGAAGGTCATCCTCGACGCGATCAAGGCAGAACTCGCGGCCGAACAGGCCCAGAGCCAGATGGAGGCAGCAAATGGACAAGGACGAGTTCCAGGCATGGAAGGACAGCCCGGCAACGCGATGGGTGCTGGACCGGCTGGCCCGGCGCTCGGCGGACCTGGCGGATGCCTCGAAGGAACGCCTGTACCACTCAACGGGGGTGGAGGCATCGGATTGGGCGAGCCTGCAAGCGCGGGCGGCCTATGACAGGGGCGGGGCCACGGCCTTAGCCAACGTGGTTGATCTCAGCTTTGAGGAATTGAGCGAAGATGAGCAAGGCAGCTCTTAAGGATCGTTTTTCAGCGCCAAGCGAGACAGTCTGGTCGCCAGCCGACCCCCAAAAGCGGATCAACCAAGACCATGTAACGTACCGCGTTCCGCTGCGGCCGGCGAACCCTACCGGCATCCTCCCCACCGAATTCAAGGTGCTGATCGCGCCGAAGCCGGTCGAGGAAAGGGTCGGGTCGATCATCATCCCGGATGCCACCAAGGAATCCGAGAAATACGCGCAGATCGAGGGCCAGATCGTCGCCGTCTCGCATCTCGCGTTCACCTACGCCACCGCCGAGGAATGGGGTGATCACAAGCCCAAGCCTGGCGATCGCGTGCTCTACGCCAAGTATGCCGGCGTCAGAGTGAAGGGCAAGGACGGCAAGGAATACGTCCTCGTGAATGACAAGGACATTTGCGCAACCATAGAGGAATGAAATGACCGAGCAAGGACTGGCCGACCAAGCCGATAAGGAAGGCAAGCCCGCCGATCAGGGCGGCACGCAGCAGCAAGAGCAGGTCCGCGACTACGACGCCGAAGCCCGTGACATGGGTTGGGTTCCGGAATCGGATTTCAAAGGCCCGAAAGAGAAGTGGAAGCCCGCTCAGCAGTTCGTTGAGGACGGCGAGCGCATCCTGCCGATCGTCCGCAGCCAGAACAAGAAGCTGCAGGCCGAACTTGAGCAGCAGAAGGCCGACTTCGCCAAGCGCACCGATCGCCTGGAGAAGATGACAGCCAAGACCGTCGAACGCTTGCAGGCCCAGCACAAGGCCGAGCTTGAGCAAATCCAGACGGCAAAGCTGAAGGCCGTCGAGGACGGCGACACGGCTGAATACAAGAAGCTCGACAAGCAGGAAAAGGCGCTTGCCGAGGTGAAGTTCGATGAGCCGGGGGCCAAGCCGGCGGCGACCGCAGAGGCGACCGTCGAGGAATGGGCCAACAAAAACACCTGGTATCGCGACGACTTCGACAAGCACGACGAGGCGACGCGCTACAGCCAGTTCCTAGCCAAGAAAAACCCTTCGATCACACTGGCCGACAATCTGGCGCAGGTCGAAGCGCACATGAAGGAAAAATACCCGGAACTCGCCGGGAAGAAGCCCGCTGGAAATGGCCATGCAGCGGTCGACGGTGGCGGGGAGTTCCCCGGCGCCGGCAAGAAGGAAGGGCCGGGCGCAAAGCTTCCCGCGGAAGCCAGAGCGCAGGCCGAAAAGGATGTGAAGGCCGGTCTCTACAAGAACGTGGACGACTGGGCCAAAGTCTATTTTTCGTGAAAGGAAAGAACCATGGCAGACGCCAATCCGCGCCCGAACAGGGCCGACGAGGTAAGGCAGGAACGCCGTCGCAAGCCGGGCGCCACAGTGCTCGCCGGCACCAAGCTGACGGTCGATGAATCCAAGATGGACCGCAAGAACTTCACCTATCGCTGGGCCAAGGACCAAGGTGCTCGCGTGGCGCAACTCCACGCGGACGACTACGACCCGGCTCCCGGAGACGCCGTCATCGGCAATCAGGGCGCGGGAACGGTCGGAACCAAGGTCGGCGGCACGGATGAGACCGGCAAGCCTTACGGCATGGTCCTCATGCGCAAGCGCAAGGACTGGTACGACGCGGACCAGACGGACAAGCAGAAACCGCTCGATGAAGTCGAGAAGGACATCCTTCGCGGCAGGGCACACGAGCGCAATGAACCTGACCTTCGATCCGGCGCCTATACGCCCGGCGTCAACACGATCGAAGTGATCAACTCGCGCTGACCTCGCGCTCGCCGTGAGGGAAGCATTTCTCTCTACATAACCAGGAGTTCCCATCATGGCGAACGTTGATTCCCCGTTCGGGCTGAAGCCCGTGCGGCATCTCCTCGGCCTGCCTGTGAACATGGCAGTCGTTCCGTGCTACATTGCGTCGACCTACGCGACCGCATTGTTCATCGGCGACCCAGTGATCAAGGTGGCCGGCGGTTCCAACACCGCATTCGAAACCGCGCCCGGCGCCGGTGCTTTCAATATCGGCACCATGCCGAATATCGAGAAGGCGACGGCCGGCGACGCCAACCGCATTTCCGGCGTCATCGTCGGCTTTGCCGCTGATCCGGCCAACCTCGACCGCAACTACAATCCGGCCTCGACCGAGCGCATTGCGTTCGTCAACATGGACCCGTTCACGGTCTATGAAATCCAGGCGGACGGCGCGATCCCGGCGGCCTCGATCGGCCTCAACGCCGTGCTGATCTACACCCACTCGGGCAGCACGACCACGGGCCTGTCCGGCGTCGAGCTCGACACGACTTCGGACGTTCCGGCGGCCGACGCGTCGAACCAGCTGCTCATTCTTCGCGCTGTCAATCGCGACGACAACGACACCACGCTCACCCATGCCAAGGTCGAAGTGCTGATCAACCAGCACACCGAAAACCAGGGCACGGTCGGCACTCTGGGCATCTAAGGAGCAACGACGATGACCATTACTTCCGGTACTCATCCGAAGCTTCTCTGGCCCGGCCTGCAGGCCATCTGGGGCAACATGTACAAGGACCAGCCCGAAGAGCACACGAAGGTGTTCGACGTGTTCACTTCGGAGAAGTCCTACGAGGAAGACCAGGAGCTTTCGGGCTTCGGTCTTGCTCCGGTCAAGTCCGAGGGCGGCGCCATATCGTACGACACCACGGTGAACGGCTATGTGAAGCGGTACACCAACGTGACCTACGGGCTCGGCTTCATCCTCACCCGCGAGGCGGTCGAGGACAACCAGTACAAGACCCAGGCCGAGAAGCGTGTCCGTGCCCTTCGCCGCTCCATGCGGCATACGAAGGAAACGGTTGGCGCCAACGTCTTCAACCGCGCTTTCAACTCGTCCTACACGGGTGGCGACGCAAAGGAGCTGCTGGCAACCGACCATCCGACCTCGGACGGCACGCAGTCGAACGAGCTGACCGTGGCAGCCGACATGTCCGAGGCGGCGCTGGAGGACCTGTTCATCCAGATCATGAACGCCAAGGACACGCGCGGCCTGCGCATTGCCCTGCGTCCGCGCAAGCTGATCGTTCCGCCGAACCTCGCCTTTGATGCCGAGCGCATTCTGAAGTCGAGCCAGCAGAACGACACGGCCAACAACGCCATCAACGCCATCAAGTCCATGGGCTTGCTGCCGGAAGGCGTTCTGGTCTGGTCGTTCCTGACCGACACCGATGCGTGGTTCGTCAAGACCGATGTCAACGACGGGCTGAAGCTGATCAATCGCCGGCCGCTGTCCCTCGAAAAGGATGGCGACTTCGATACCGACAACTTCAAGCACAAGGCCACCGAGCGTTACGTTTTCGGCTGGTCCGACTGGCGCGGTCTGTACGGCTCGCCGGGCGCCTAGGCGTTCCACGTGAAGCACTGAGGGCGGGCTTCGGCCCGCCCTTCCATCATCAAACCCTTGAGACGTCCCAAACCCTGGGCCGCATCGCGGTTCAAGAGGAGATTCTTATGCCTGGTCCTTCCAACTACCCCAATGGGTTCCTGAATGGCATCACCATTCGCGGCCTGCCCGTCACCGTTTCCCATCCCGGAGAAGTCTTCTGGGTGAACAATAGCGGCGTCCTGCCCAAAGGCGGCATCGGCGGCTCTGACGGCAATCCCGGCACGTACCAGAAGCCGTTTTCGACCATCGATTACGCCATCGGCCGCTGCACCGCGAACCGTGGTGACATCATCATGGTCATGCCCGGCCATGCGGAGAATATTTCCGCGGCGGGCGGCCTGGCGCTCGATGTGGCTGGTGTGGCCATTGTCGGCCTCGGCTCGGGCACCAAAATGCCCACCCTGAGCTGGACGGCTGCTGCGGCTACCGCACTCGGTACGGTTGCGAATATCAGCCTCGTCAACATGAAGTTCGTGGCGAATTTCGCCGACGTGACGACGATGTTCAGCCTCGATGGCTCGTCCGATGGCTGGTCGTTCGAGAACTGCGTATTCACCGATACCTCGACCGTGCTCAATGCGATCGATTTCATCACCCTGGCCACCGGTGCGGACGACCTGTCCTTCATCAATTGCCGTGTGATCGGCAAGAGCGCCTCGAACGACTCGTTCATCACGGGCGTCGCGCATGATCGGCTGTACATGAGCGGCTGCCAGATACAGTTCGACGTGGCCCAGACCGCTGTGGTCGGCGTCATCGAAACGTCGGGCAACGCCACCAACGTCTGGATCAAGGACTCGCTCTTCCGTTCGAACGTGGATGGTGCGCTGTTCCTGGACTTCAACGGAGCGGCCAACTCGGGCGGCATCACCAACTGCTACTTCAGTTCGATCGATACCGCGGATGCGGTGACGGCCGGCTTCGACTTCAGCGGCGGCCATGTCTTCGAGTGCTACGTGGCTGGTGAGGCCGACAGCTACGGCATCGTCGGCGGCGGCACCGCGTACAACAACGCCTGATCCTGCAACCCCCTATTTCTCGGAGAATTTCAATGTACAGCAACGAATGGTTTTTGGAGCAGGCCCGCCTCGGCAACATGTTCCACGCATGTTCGGCCGGCGCGGTCACGCTCTCGACTGTCAACACGACCTGCACCGGTCTGGCGCTTTCCAACCCGTGGGGCTCCGGCAAGCTGCTGGTCGTCGCGCGCGTCGCCTTCGCCCCCTCGACTGCGCCGGCAGGCGTTTCCGTGGTTGGCATGGCGATCAGCACGGCGCCGAGCGAGACGGCAACCACCCACACCACGCCGATGGTCGTCCACAACTCGATCATGGCCGGCTCCAGTGGCAAGGTCGGGGTCGGCAAGGCAGACGCGGCGGCAACACTTGCCTCTACGCCGCTCTGGCTGCGCCCGATGGGATCGGTCGTCGCCGCTTCCTCGATCGATGTCGGCGGGGCGTATGTGGACGAAACCCGCGGCGAGATCATCATCCCGCCCGGCTGCGCCCTGTCGCTGTCCTACCTGACCACGGCAGCGGTCGGCATCGCTTCGATCACCTGGGTCGAGATTGACGAGTGATCCGATGGCCCAGATCACCATCACCAAGATACTGGACGGCCCCCGTAACGGGGCCTTCCATATCGCCATCGAGGGCGACGGCTCGGGCGAGTTGACGGACACAGTCCTGATCGACCCCGAAACCAGCTTCGACCCAACGCTTCCCGGCGTGCCGACGCTCACCATCGATCAGCTCTGGTACGATCTCAGCGGCTTCGATGCGAAGCTGGAGTTCGACTACCTCGTCAGCGACACGCTGATTTGGGCGATGTCTGGCGGGCAGTCGAACACCATGGACTTCTGCACCTTCGGCGGCCTGAAGGACCGGTCCGCCATGGACGGGCAGGGGAAGCTGAAGCTCTCCACGCGCGGGCTCGGTGCGGGGGATTGCGGCGTGATGGTCGTGAAGGTCCGGAAGGACTGACATGCCCTGGCGCGCGATCTGCGACCGGTGTGGTTTCAAGAAATGGAACTACGATCTCCGCAAGGAGTGGACCGGTCTTCGCGTGTGCCGCGTCGAGTGCTGGGAGCCGCGCCACCCGCAGGACTTCGTCAAGGGCAGGGCCGACAAGCAGACACCGCCGTGGGTAAGGCCGGAGCCGGCCGACATCGACGTGTCGGTGGGGTCTGACAACGAAGTTTCAGTGGACGATCTCTGATGGCCGTTTCCTCATCCACTGACTTCGCGCTCACCGCTTCCGAGATCGTGGAGGAGGCGCGGTCGCTTCTCGGCATCCATGCCGACGAAGAGCCATTGGAAGCGCACGAGCTGACCAGGGGCCTGCGGGCTTTCAACATGATGCTGAAGGAGTGGCAGGCGGAAGGGGTCTATATCTCGACCCTGACCGAAGGCACGCTGACGCTCACGCAGGCAGATGTGGACTACACGTTCCAGGCGGGTGGGAACTTCACCACCGTCCCCTTCGAGATCGTGGACATGCGGATCACCCGCAATTCCCGCGACATGCCGATGATCGAGATGAGCCGGCAAGAATACTATGCCCTGCCGAACAAGACCAGTCAGGGCTACCCGACGCAATGGTATTACGACCGCCAGCGGTCGACGGGAACGCTCTATGTCTGGCCGGCTCCGGATGCCACGGCGGGAACGCTGAAGTTCACCTACCGCCGCATCCTCATGGACATGGACAACAGCACCAACAATCTGGACCTGCCGCAGGAGTGGTATCAGGCCGTCACCTACGGCCTCGCCAAGAAGCTGATGCCACGCTACGGCGGCGCCGGCACGCCGGAAGGTCAGTTGGTGCTTGCCGAAGCGGAGCGCTCCTATGCGGTCGTCAAGGGCTTCGATGTCGGGACTGGGCGTAGCTCGCTCATGATCGGTCCCGATGAAGATTGAGATTCCATTCGCGGTGCAGGAGGGGAAATCCTCGGTTCCGCAGAACAGCCGTGAAGTGCTGGTGAACATGTTCGCCGAGGTGGAAACCTCTGGCCGCCGCAAGCTCACGAGGAAGCAGCGGGCCGGGTTGTCCCAGGTCAAAGCGCAGACGGGTGAAAAGCGCTGCATCGAGAAGTTCGGCAGCACCTGGTACGCGGTCATTTCCGACACGCTGTACAGCTTCGACGGAACTACGCTGACGAGCCTCGGGACGCTCACCAGTTCCACCGGCCGCTGCACGATGGTTTTCGATGACAACGGCAAGATCATGATTTCCGATGGCACGATCGGCTATCATTGGAACGGCTCGGCGCTGTCCACGATAACGCACTCCACCGCTATCGGTCATGTGACTTTCCAGGGGGGATTCGGTATCTTCCCTCAGCCTGGCTCGGGCACGTTCTGGATCACCGCGACAAACGACTTCGCCACGATCGATCCGCTCGACTCCGCGACAGCGGAGAGTGAAGCCGACGACATCGTGAGGGCCATTGTCGATCACAACGAGCTATGGCTGTTCGGCAAGACCACCACGGAAATCTGGCAACTGTCGGGTGCGGCGGATTTCCCGTTTTCTGCGCTCTCATCGGCCCAGATCGAACGGGGCAGCGGCGCGGCATTTTCGGTCGCGCGGGACGACAATACGACCTTTTGGATGGGCGATGATCTGGTCATCTATCGGGCCGATGGCTACCGGCCGTCGCGCGTTTCGACGCACAGCATTGAACGGGCAATCCTCACGGTCCCTGCGGCTGCCCGGTCCACGGCCGATGCGCTGATCTACTCACTCGGCGGGCACAAATTCTACACCCTGCGGTTTCCGGGCTACCTCACGCTCCAGTACAACATCGCAACGGGACTCTGGAATCGCTGCAAGACCTACAATTACGACGATTGGCGCATTATCGGCTCGGCGAACAAGGCGAGCGATTACGTCATGACCGACGCCGGCATTTGCGAACTGGTCGACGGGCTTAACACCGATGAGTCCGGCATCATGCAACGGCAGGCGATCTCAGCCCCGATCTGGGCCGATGGCAAGCGGATTGGCATTCGGTCGTTCTTCCTCGATATGGAGGTCGGCCGGGCCGCGATCGGGGTCGAGGACCCGCAGATCGCGTTGCGCGTGGCTAGGGACGGCGAGACGTTCGGCAACGAGCACTGGCGCTCGATGGGCAGCACGGGCGAATACACCCGCCGGGTGACATGGCGCAACCTCGGCATGGGCCGGAAGCCGGCATTCGAAGTGTCCGTTACCGATGACGTGACCGTGGCGATCGTGGGTGCCGACGCCGACCTGTTTGCGGGCGTCTGATGACATTCAACCCGCGTATTCGCATCGTTGACGACAGGGGGTATCTGACCCGCGAAGCGGCGCAGATGTTCGGCTTCACTGACATCAATATCGGATTTCAACCAGCGGATGCGACACTTACGGCGCTGGCCGATCTTGGGGCAACCGCGGGCCTGCTTGTGCAGACGGCCTCGGATACCTTCACGAAGCGATCCATCGCGGGGTCGTCGGACTTCACGGTCACCAATGGCAGCGGGGTTTCGGGCAATCCGACGATCTCACTATCGTTCACTGTCGAGGCATACGCAAAGACGCTGCTGGACGACGCGGACGGTGCGGCAGCCAGGACAACGCTTGAGGCAGTCTCCTACGCGGCGCAGACGCTTACGGCAGCGCAGCAAAGCCAGGCCAGGTCAAACGTGTCGGCTGCGCTCAAGGGGCACGTTCACGGGCTGACGCTTTCCAACAACGCGACCGACGCCACCAACGACATCGACATAGCCGCAGGCGAGGCAGCGAGCACGGAAACCAACCCGGTTCTGATGGTGCTCGCATCGACGTTGACAAAGCGCCTCGATGCGGCATGGACGGTCGGATCGGGAAACGGTGGGCTCGATACAGGCGCGATCGCCAACACGACCTATCATATATGGCTCATCCGGCGGTCTGACACGGGCGTTGTCGACGCGCTGTTCTCGACATCGGCATCCGCTCCGACGATGCCGACAGGCTACGACCAGAAGCGCCGCATCGGATCGATCATTCGCGCCGCGGGCGCCATCCGAACCTTCGTCCAGAGCGGCGACCGGTTCATGCTCAATTCGCCGGTTCTCGATGTCAATTCGACCAATCCCGGCACCTCGGCAGTAACGCAGACGCTCACCGTTCCGGGTGGGATCAACGTCATTGCCAGGATGAACGTTGAGTGCGTTTCGATCGCAGCTGACGCAGTCCATGTCGGTGTGTACCTTAGCGATCTCGCGCTGACTGATGTTGCGCCCTCGTTATCGGCGGCGCCGCTTATACAGGTTCTGGCGGTGTTGCTCGCCAGTAACAACATCGTCGCTGCGCCAGTCGAAGTGCGCACCAACACATCTTCACAGATCAGAACCAGGCTTTCGTCATCGGCGGCCGGCTCAATTCTTCGCATCGCCACGCTGGGGTGGGACGATACCCGCGGGCGGCTTGCATGATCAGGAGCGCCACCTACAGCGATGTCCCGGCGATGGTTGCATGGGGGCGGCAGTTTCATGCAATGGCGCCACACAACCCGATGGGCGAGTACGATCCCGAGCCCGTTGCGCGGATGCTCCGGTTCATGATCGACAGTCCGCAGGCTATAGTCCTGACCAACGGCTACGGGGCGATCGGCGGCACATTCGCGCCCGTCTACTTCAACCCGGCGAAGTGGATGCTGGACGAAAACTTCTGGTGGGCGTCGAAGGACGGCATGAGCCTGCTCGACGCCGCCATTGAGGAAGGCAGGACATGGGGGGCGTCGTTTCTGATGCTCTCGACCCTTGAGAACAGCAAATCACATGCAATTCACCGCATGCTCGCGCGGAAGGGCTTTTCCCTGCTTGAGCGGCGTTACCTGAAGGAACTCTGATGGCAATCGGCACGACAGCAGCCATTATCGGCGCCGCCGCCATTGGTGCGGCTGGCTCCGTTGCGTCCGGCGTCCTCGGCGCGAGCGCGGCGAAGAAGGCGGCGAACGTACAGGCAGAGTCCGCCGACCGGGCATCCGAAGCGATGGTGCAGGCCGCGGAAATCTCCGCGGGCGTCCAGCGCGAAGGGCTCCAGTTCCAGAAGGACACCTATGCGCAGGCGCGCGCGGACGCTGCGCCATGGCTTGCTGCCGGGCGCGAGGCACTGAACAGCTATCGCGTCGAGCTCGGCGCCGCGCCCGGCACTTCCAAATTCAAGAAGACCCCCGGCTATGACTTCATGGTCAAGGAAGGCGAGCGGGGCGTCATCAACAACCTCGCCGCTTTGGGGATGAAGAATTCCGGGGCCGCCCTCAAGGCTCTGACGCGGTTCCGGGAGGGGATCGCAAACCAGACCTACGACAACTACCTCAACCGGCTGCAAAGCACCGCCGGCATGGGGCAGACCCAGGTGAACACGCTCAACAGCCTCGGCAACAGTGTGGCCGGTTCTGTGCAGGCCGGACTGCAGGGCATCGGCAACACCTATCAGGATGCCGGCCAGGCGCGGGCAAGCGGGTATCTCAATTCGGGCCAGGCGCGGGCCTCTGGCATCATGGGCGCAGCCAACGCATGGCAGAACGCTCTATCGAGCGGGGTGGGGAACATCTCGAACGCGCTCGGCATGCTGGCATTCCGACCGCAAGGGCTCTTCTGATGGTAGATAACACGCTTGCCCTTCGCGGGGCCAATCCTCCGGTCAATTCGCTTGGCAACTTCCAGCAGGGCATGGAGGCTGCGGCCTCGACCGAGGCAAACCGCTTCAAGATGGCGGCGGCAACCATGGAGATGATCGGCTCAGGCGCGATGTATGCCATGAACGGCGACATCAACGGCGAGGTCGACCCGGCGAAGTATGCCGAGGTGATCGAATCCTTCGAAAAGATGGGGATCGATGTCGCGCAGTTCCGCGACAACCCCAACTTCGCGAAGGTCGCGGCGCAGGCGTCGATCTCGGCCTTGGAGCGGTTGAAACTGGCGCGCAGCGACCGCGATTATGACCTAGCGCTCCAGAACTACGAACTGGAACTGATGAAGGCGCTCCAGCCGAAGGCGCCGGACATTGGGACAATATACGATCCCGACACTGGGCATGATCAGAAGGTCATCTGGGACTCTGAGAAGGGCGAATATGTGCCGATCGGCGGCAAGAAGGCGCCGTCCGGGACCAAGTTCTCGCTTACGCAACCGGACGGGACAACGATTGAGTTCGGCGAGGGCAATCTGCCGCTCGGCAAGACGGCAACAAATCAGGTTGACGAGAGGGCGCTGAATGCAGCCGAACTCGGCGCCCGCCTTGGCCAGATCGCCAGCGACTTCAAACCCGAATACCAGACGCTCGGGACCAAGTTCAGCAACTTGGTTCGCTCTGGCAAGGCGAGCCTGGACCCGAGCTTGCTGGACCCGGCGGAAAAGCAGGAACTGACCAACTTCGCCGAATACCGCTCTGGCGCAATCGAGAACCTGAACACGATCCTGAAGGAAATGTCTGGCGCTGCGGTCACGCCGCAGGAGTTTGAGCGCATCAAGGCAGTGATGCCGAACGCCGGGACGGGTTTGTTTGATGGCGACGATCCGGTGACGTTCCAAGCGAAGCTAGAGCGCGCCATGACGGACACCGACAAGGCGCTGGCCCGGTATCAGTATTACAAGGCGGTCGGCATCCCCGGCTCCATCGACGCCATCCCGCTCACCGATGTGCAGAAGGTGGACGGTGAGTGGTACATCTACGACCGCAAGGCAGATAAGGTTTACAAGATCGGCGAGAAGCCGGCGGAGGCGAAGTGATGCTTCAGCCGAACGCCGCATCGCTGAAGACGCCAGTCTGGCTGCGCTACGCCAACCAGGGCGCCACTCGGCGCCTGCCGATCAATGACAAGCTGCTCAATGCCCTGAGCTTCCTGCCGGAACTCGGGGTGACCATGGAGGTCTTTTCGGGCGGCCAGCCGGGGAAGGGCAGCGGCCTGGCGCGCATCGGCTCGACCCGGCATGATCATGGCGATGCTGCCGACGTGTTCTTCTACAAGGACGGCCGCCGGCTCGATTGGTCGAAGCCTTCCGACATCCCGGTCTTTCAGGAGATCGTCAGGCGTAGCCGCGCGGCGGGCGTGAGCGGCTTCGGTGCGGGGCCGGGCTACATGCAGCCAGGCTCTATGCATCTCGGCTTC